TTTGGCACCTACGTCAACATTTCGGAGCAGTCAGTTGACTTCACTGACCCGAACAGCTTGGCCATCGTGCTCAACCAGCTCGCAATCGCCTACGGTCAAGCGACCGACAACTACGCGGTCGACACGATGGTGTCGAGCACCACGCAGTTCGAGACGCTCAACGCTTTCGATGGCAAAGACATCGTGGAAGCCATCTACGGCGCGGCATACCAGATCAGCAACGCCAGCAACTACCTGCCCACGCACTACTTCGTGGCGCCGGTCGTTTGGGCGAAGCTCGGCATGGCAGTCGACAACGCCGACCGACCAGTGTTCCCATTCGTGGGCGCGCCTGGCCTCATCGGTCAGAACGCCGCTGGCTCGCAGAGCGCAACGTCATGGAACGGCAACCCGCTCGGCTTGACCCTCGTGGTCGACAAGAACATGGCTGGCGGCACCGGCTCAGGCGACCTGTTTGGCGTCGTCGGCCACGCCGCAGGCCCAGCCGCAGGCTTCGAGTTCTACGAACAGCAGAAGGGTGCCATCAGCATCGACACCCCAGCGACGCTCGGCCGCACCATCGCCTTCCGTGGCTACGCCGCGGCCTTCATGGCTGATGCGACCAAGTTCGTCAAAGTGCTCTGCGCTTAATCCAACAGATTCCTTCCTCCAGGGAACACTGAACGGTGGCGACGTACACGATCACCCATAAACAGGTGGTTTCAAACGTTGCCATCGTTCAATTGTTGGAGCCGCTCGAATTTGAGGTCGGTCAAAGCATCACGATTGCTGGTGTCGGTACCGGGTGGAACGCCACCCACAAAATCCTGGCGCTTCCCGAGTATTACCTCACTGGCGTCAGCCAGCAAGGCGACTACGAATACGACTACTCGCGCATTATCCCCAATCAGGTGCTGTTTGCGCTCACCACAGCTGATCTGGAGCGCGCTGCGGCCACCGGCACAGCCACCTACTCGGTTACCTGCACGTGGATTGTCTTGGCTGATTTAGAGGACTACCTCGGCTTTACATTCACCAATCCCAGCGCTGACCTTGACGTTGCAAACATGGCCCTCGCGGCCGCCAACGCTTTCTGCTTCCGTCGACGCCAAGAAGCCGGCTACTGGGATTCGCCAAGCACCGTGCCCGATGGTGCAGCTCGACTAGGCACCGTGCAATACGCCGCCATCCTCTACCGCGAGCGCGGCAGCACCGAAGCGTTCGCCAGCTTCGATCCGTTGGCTACAGGTGGCCCGGTCACTGGCAATTACGGCCAAATACTTCGCCTGCTCGGAGTCGGTAAGCCGCAGGTGGCGTAATGAGCAATCTGTTCAAAGAAGGGTACGACCAGCTCGTAACGCGCCTCGGTTTGATTACCGGGCTAAAGGTTTTCAACGATCCGCGCAACATCAACGTGCCATGCGCAATCGTCGAGGCGCCAAGCATTCAAATGGCCAACAACGTTGTCGCTGACATGGAATTCCGCGTGGTAATTGTTGGTATGGGCACTGGCGACAACCGCACACTTGATCAGCTGCTCGATTTGGCTGATTTGATTCGAGCCGCGCAAATCGGCCTGAACACAGCCCGACCCACGACCGTCAGTTACGGTGGCGCCGACTATCCGGCCTACGAGCTCGTCATACGCACCAAAGTCGCACCGTAGACCTACTAGACTGCCCACAAGGCTTGCAGCGGCCGCAAACCACAGGAGAACCGCTACATGGCCGTTGCAACCACCTACCTCGCCACACCGACCTTCAACATCGGAGCTTCGTCGGCCTCGACCAAGGATTTGTCAGACCAGTGCAAGAGCGTGGTCATCACCAAGGCGCGCGAAGCCCTTGACGCTTCCAGCTTCGGCTCGTCGGCTCGCAACTACGTGGGCGGCCTCACCAACGTGACCGTCACCGCGACGCTTCTCATGGAATACAGCTCGTCGCCTGGCACCTACGTCGATCTCACCAGCCTTGTCGGCACCAACGTCTACGTGGCAGTCAAGCCGACCAGCAGCGGCATCACGACCACCAACCCCGAGTTCCAAATCACTGGCGGCTACCTTGAGTCGCTCGACGTAATCAACGCTTCGCTTGGCGAATTGTCGGAAGTCGAAATCACCATCACTGGTGGCACGCTTGTTGAAGATGTGACCGCATGAAATTGACAATCCAGGTGTCGTTTAAGACACCGGCAGGACAATCGGTCAGCGAAACGGTCACCACGACCATCGCAACTGCCGCAGCGTGGGAACGCAAATTCAAGCGCCGCGCATCCGATCTCCAGGGCGGCATCGGTATCGATGACCTGATGTTCATGGCGTGGCACGTGCTCAACGCTCAAAAGCGTGAAGGTCGTGATTATGACGCTTGGCTTCAGTCGGTTGAGGATTTCAGCGTCGTTGAGGTCGCTGGCGCAAACCCTACGGATCCGGCAGCATCAGACGCCAGTTAGCTGAGCTGCTATTGGCTACCGGGTACTGGCCAGACGGCATCGAGTTTGATGTAGAGGATTTGGCGACCGTGTTGCTGCTTGCCAAGAAACAGCAGGAGAAACGCCGTGGCCGTTAGCGCAAGTGTTCAGGTGTACGGCATCAAAGAGGCCTTACGCGAATTAAACAAGATTGACAAAAGTTTGCGTCGTGAGATTACGCGCGATTACAAAGAAATTGTCAAGTCGGTAATTGATGACGCCAAGGCAGCCGTGCCGGCAGCTGCACCGCTGTCGGGCATGAATCGCAAATGGAAAACCAAATCGGGTTACGAAATCATTGGTGACGGTGGCTGGTCACAAGCCATCGCGCAGAAGTTTCTCGTCGCCAAAATTAGCACACGCCGCGTCAAGGAATACCAGGGCAGCAAAGTCAATGTCGGCACGTTTCGGCTGGTATGGTCAGGCATCGCCAACCAGACCTTTGACATTGCCGGCCGCAAATCCAGCAATTCAATGGCTCGGGCATTGTCTCAACGCTGGGGATCAGCGTCACGCGTCATGTGGCCTTCGTATGAGAAAAACAAATCGCAGGTCGATGAGGAGATGCTCCGCTTGTGTGAGCGCGTTATGGATGAAGTGAACCGCAACCTGGTGACCGCACCAGTGAGCCGTTCGTAGGATGTACCAATGGCCGTAAGTATTCCCATTGTCTCCGAGTTCGACTCCAAGGGCATCACAAAGGCCATTAACGAATTTAAGAGCCTTGAAGGCGCTGGCGCCAAAGCCCAATTCGCCCTGGGCAAAGCTGCGCTACCGGCTGCTGCCGCTATTGGCGGCCTAGCCGTAGTTATTGGCGACGCAACCAAGGCCGCCATTGAGGATGCCAAAGCCCAAGAGCTGCTGGCCCTAGCCATTGAAAAAAACACGCTGGCCGGTGAGGCCAACGTGCGTGCTGCCGAGGCCTACATCGAGGCCACCATGATGAGCGCAGCAGTCGCAGACGACGTGCTCAGGCCAGCCCTGGCGACGTTGGTGCAAACCACAGGCGATCTGCAATACAGCCAAGAGCTGCTCAACGCCTCGCTTGACATCTCGGCCGCTACCGGCACAGAGCTCAGCGCCGTTACTGACGCCGTAGCAAAGGCTTACGCAGGCAACACCAAAGCCCTGGGCAACATGGTGCCCGCCGTGCGCGGCCTCATTAAAGAAGGCGCCTCACTTGATGAAATCATGCAGGCCCTAAATGCAACGGTCGGTGGCGCAGCCGTAGTCGCAGCCAACAGCGCCGAGGGCCGCATGAAACGCCTATCGCTCACTATTGGCGAAACCAAAGAATCAATCGGCGCCGCATTCCTGCCAATCCTTGAGAAATTGCTTCCATACCTGCAACGCTTTGCCGAGTATGCGCAAAACAACAGCGACACCATCGTCAAAGTCATGCTCGCTGTCGGCGCCCTGGCATCAGCGATTTTGGTGCTCAATACAGCAGTCAAGGTCATTACGGCCAGCCAAATCGTGCTTAACGCAGTCATGGCCGCGAACCCGGTCGGCTTGGTCGTTGTCGCTGTCGCAGCTCTCGTCGCCGGCTTCATGGTGCTGGTTGAAAAGACTGGCAGCGTCAAAAACGCCTTTATGACCATGGGCAATTTCATCATGGGAATCTTTGAGGCAATTGCCAACAATTTCGTAGGCATGATCAACGCCATCATCAAGGCAATCAACGTGTTGCCTGGCGTCAACGTGCCAGTCGTGCCGCGTATCGATTTGCCACAATTCAACATTCCAGGTGGCAGCGCCGCAGGTGGCGGCGGTGGCGCCAGCAGCGGCCCAGACTTCGTAGAGCGCACGTTTGCAACACCAGTGATACCTGTGGTGCCTGCACCAGCCGTAACGCTGCCATCAGCCGGTGGCGGCGGTGGCGGCGGTGGTGGCATGGTCGGTGGTGGTGGCGGCCTCGGTCAAGGTATGGTCGGCATTTTGCCGATTAACGAAGGTTTCATTGGTGGCGGTGGTGGGGGTTTTGGCGCAGCACCAGGCAACGAAATGCTGCTCGATGGCATGACTGGCGGCATCAGCATCACCATCAATACGGTCACGGCGCCATCCGATCTTGGTGACACCATCGTTAATGCTTTGCGTGATTACAACCGTCGCAGCGGCCCGGTACAGGTCGAGATTGCGTAATGGCTGCATCAGTCGTTCAATCAGGCACATACCTGCTGGAGCTCGATACTGGCTTTGATGTCAATTCGTTCACGCTTGATGATGCATCAAAAGGCGTGCTAAACAATACGACATACACGCTTGGCCCCAATACGCAATACGCCGACATAACCGATTTCGTAACCGACATTCGCTACAGGCGCGGCCGACGGAAAGTAGACGATCAGTTCTCGGCTGGCGTCATGTCATTCACGATGAATGACGAAACCGGCATCCTCGGCCCATACGACACCAGCAGCCCTTATTTTGATCCGCTAAACGACAAGCCGGGTTTGGCGCCGATGCGTCAAATCAGGCTTAGCCGCAATGGCGATTATCTGTTTGTCGGATACGTCACTTCCTACACGTACAACTTTGCCTTGGCTGGATTCAACACCGTCAGCGTGACGTGTTCAGATGATTTCTATTTGCTGGCACAAACCCAGATGGCGGCTTTTAACCCCAGCCCTGAATTGAGTGGCGCGCGCGTCAGCACTGTGCTTGCATTGCCCGAAGTTGACTACACCGGCACAACCAGCATTGCTACTGGCACCGTCAACATGGGCCACGACAGCAGTTACAACGTCGCGGCTGGCACCAACACGCTGCAGTACCTCAATCAAATCAATGAAGCGGAGCAAGGCCGACTGTTTATGTCGCGTGATGGTGAGTTGACCTTTCAAAACCGTATCGGCGCCACGCTCGGCGGATCAGTCATCACGTTTGCTGACGATGGCACAGCTGCCAAGTATGACGAGGTCGAAATCGAGTTTGATGCGGATGGTGTAATCAATCGGGCCTACGTCGAGGCATTAGACGGCAAGACAGCCACCGACGAGGATTTGACCAGCCAGGCCACATACTTCATCCAGTCGCGTTCAATCACCAACAGCCTGCTGCACCAGCAAGGCGAAATAGATGCGCTTGCCGCTTATTTGCTCGCAGGCGAACCTGGCCCACGATTCACGGCGCTTAGCACCCATTTTGGGCTGCTCACCGATCCACAACGCACCAATGCGGCCACGGTTGACATTGGCGACACAATCACCGTCACTAAAGACATCACCGGGCTATCCACGCTCACGTCAGAGCTCAGCATCGAGGGCATCGAAGGCACTATCAATGTCAACACAGGCCACCGGGTCACTTATTACACAGCCCCAACCACGGTCGTGTTCCAGCTCATTCTTGACGATTTGGTGTACGGCCAACTTGACGGCACGAACGTATTAGGATGATGTAACCATGGGTGCTAACGCGCAGACGACAGTTCCAACATTCGTAGCCAGCCAGGTATTGACCGCTGATCAGATGAATCAGTCGGCGCGCACTGGCATACCAGTCTTTGCCAGTACTGTTACACGCGACGCAGGTTTTGGAGGCACTGGCGAAAAGACGCTGGCCGAAGGTCAAATGTGCTACGTCGAAGGCACAGGCCTGCAGTCGTACAACGGCACGTCATGGGTGACGTGGGGCGCGACTGGCAACAAAATTGTGCAAATCGTAACTGGCCACACAAGCACGCAAGCGTCGTCGAGTAGCACTACTTACGCCGACACGGGTTTGACCGCGACCATTACGCCCACGTCGGCGTCAAACAAAGTGTTAGTTGTCGTCACACAGACAGGTTGCGTAAAAACAAGTGGCAACGTGGACAACGGCATTAATTTGCGCGTAGTTCGCGGTT